TCATGCATGTTCGAACAGAGCTTTTGGCATAGAATTTTTTTCATCCTCGGAGAATTCCAGCAACCTCGTCCTGTAGGACAGATCAGAAAAAGGTCCTTCCATAATTAGGAATTTTCCTTTCTCTGCGAAAAACATCGGATTAACATCTCGCCTGACAATATCAGCAAACCAATTCGCCGCTTTTGTTGCCTGGTATATTAATGAATAGCACTCATCCATCCACTCCGTATACAACCTCAAGTCCCTATCGTAATTCGGATTGTAACTCATTGCTTTGTAAAATTTGAACGGATAGTAGCAATCCCCATGCAGGTCAGCATGCTCAAGATATTTTTGCGCTGCCTGGTTGAGCAGAATAGAAAGAGTGATTGCCGAATTTTTTAGCTCTTCAAAATCACTTGGCCAAATGGCTGAAATAATTTTTTGACGAAAATCGAAATGCATATTAGGTCGCTTTTTCTCCCACCTTGGGTCGGGGGACAAGGCGAAGCTAGTCCAGTTTTGCCAATTTTCTAGATCGCATAATTCCACAGCAGAGTCCACTATGGATGCAATAATTGCCTGTTTTGCTATTTTGACGTGATCAACGGTTTCACTAAGTGTTTCAGTCACCCAAAGCTCGTGTTCTGACTTAACTTGATGAAGGCGCTCCACTGGCCAGTCAGGCTCATTGCTATCAATTTCAGTGTGATGTGTAGGGCAGAGCAGGATTAAATTATGATAGCTATCTCTCTGTTCTGCAGTTAGCGGGCTTGTTGACCTAGCCGATCCGGACTTATCTCCTACAATATGAGCTTGTTCGCCCAGCGTAAAACTAGAGGTTACTGATAAAGCATCCTGTGTAAGTACTACCCTGCAGATTGCACAACGATTTCCGGAGCGTCCCCAGAGAAGTTTTATATCTTTCTGTTTGATGGTCATATTCTGGCCTGTAGTGCATGTCATCAAATATACACCCGTACAGGTGTACGTTAAATCAATCAATGTGTAGAGCAGATGTGAGTATTTTTTCCGTTAATTTCAACAATCTGGGTTTACTCAATCCGTGAAGTACATAACCAAATGAAACTACCAAAGGACACGACCACCAACAACTGACTGTCCATCCACATAGTCAATTCATAGCCATCCCATCAGCTACAGATGGGATGGCTTTAGGTAACTCCATCCACTCACAGATACCCAACAAAAAGACTGCAGACAACGCATATGTCTATGACAACCAGTCTCAGCTAGTTGGAAACTGCGAAATTTCTACTGTTAGCCGATGGCAGTTATCGCTATTACATTATCATGAATAGCCAAATTATCCGAGTCAGCAAGGGTTAGCCCCCGCTGTCGTTGCTCTTCCGCCCAAAGAGAGAGTGCCAACGACATCTTGTTGTCATTTGTCAGCATAGCCTGACAGCCTCACCCCACTGAACCCCTTCACAGCGCCCCACTCGGGGCGCTTTTCTATTCTGGTGGCCATTACCTACTTTGATGGACGCCAGCACCATGGCCAGCCGCCTTCTTTCCGACCTTCACCCCGACTTGCAGCCCTTGGCGCATGCCTTTGTCCGCCAGTGCGCGGATGCTGGGGTGGATGTATTGATTTACTGCACCTGGCGCTCCGGAGCCGAGCAGGATGCTTTATATGCCCAGGGCCGCAGCAAGCCAGGCCCGAAAGTCACCAATGCCCGCGCCGGGCAGTCCGCCCACAACCACACCATCCAGGGCAAGGCCGCGTCCCGTGCTTTTGATGCCGTGCCCATGGTAGGTGGCAAGCCGCAATGGGATGCCCGTCACCCGCACTGGCAAGTGATGGGCCGTATTGGCGAGGGGCTGGGGCTGAACTGGTATGGCAACCCGAAAGCCCGGTTCCGCGAGTTTCCGCATTTTGAACTGGCCAGGGGGTGGCAGTAATGGGCTGGCTGGACCTGATCCGCAACCCGGCCAGCGGGCGGCTGTCCACCAGCGACAGCACGCTGGTGGGGGCGTTTGTGGTCAGCTCGCTGGTGCTGCTGTGGATTACCGTGCAGGGCAAGCTGGATGAGTGGCTGTATGTCGGTTATCTGGCGGCCTGGGTGGCGCAGAACCAGGCATCAAAGCGAGCGGCGATTGCCCGCGATGCCTTGCAGCAGGAGGAAGGCCGATGACGCTGCCCTTTGCCAACCACCGCTGGGTGTGGCTGCTGGGTGCGGTCACCCTGGCTGCCGGGCTGTTTACCGCCGGATACCGCTGGGCCGAGCGTAGCAATCTGGCCGATATCGCCCGACAGCAAGCCAACTATGCCCAACAACAGCGCCAGCAGGCGGAAGCCCAGGCCGAGGCGCTGGTCAGCGCGCTGCGTGACAAACAGCAGCTTGAAGAACAGGCCTACCGGGTGGGCGTGGCGCTGTTGCAAGCCCGCGCCGACCTGGCCCGCCAGCAGGCACAACTCAGCCGGAGGATTGCCCATGTCGTACAGCAGGATGGCGAGCGCTTTACTGGCCTTGGCCCTGACAGCCTGCGCCTCTATCGCGCCGCGCTCGGTTACGCCAGTGACGATGCACATCTGCCCGCAGCCGACCCCGGAGCTGCGGTTCAAGCCGATCAAACCACCACCGCCGCAGGCGGATTACCACCCTTAGCCCTGCTGTACCACGCGGCCGACTATGGCCAGTGGTGCCAGCAGCTGGAACAGCAACTGGATGCCTGGCAGGCGCTGTTTCCGCCAACCCAAGGAGAAGCCCATGCCGGACCATGAAGAACTGCAACGTGCGCTGGGCCGCATGGAAGGCAAGATGGACCTGATGCTGGCGCGGCAGAACATCCACAACGAGCGCATCGACCGCATGGACGGCCGCCTGCGCGACGTGGAAATCCGCGCCTCCAAGAACGGCGCGGTCAGCGGAGCCATTGCCGCCATCGGCACCGCCATTGCGGCGGAAATGATCAAGCGTGGAATCCTGTAGTGGCACACGGGCAGGACACCCGCGACAAGCTGCGCCGCCTGTATGTGCTGGAGCGCATCAGCCTGGAAATCGCCGCCCTGCAATGCGGCATTTCCCAGTCCACCGCCAGCCGCTGGAAGCGTGAGGCGCTGGACAAAGGCGATGACTGGGACAAGCTGCGCGCCGCCCACCTGCTGGCCGGCGACGGCATCGAAGCCGTGGCCCGCGCCGCGCTGGCCGGCTTCATGACCCAGTACCAGGCCACCATGGACGCGCTGAATGCCAACCCGGACATCCCGCCGGAAAAGAAGGTGCAGATTCTGGCCAGCCTGGCTGACAGCTTCAATAAGACGGTGGCCGCCAGCAAGCGCGTGCTGCCGGAAACCAGCCAGCTGGCCACCGCGATGGAGGTGGTGCAGAAGCTGGCTGGGTTTATCCGGGAGCGTTACCCCAAACACGCCCAGGCCTTTGTCGAGGTGCTGGAGCCGTTTGGGGAGGAGTTGGCTAAGGCTTACGGATAAAAATGGATAAATGTTTATGCTCGAGTCTCAAGAGTCTCGGTTCCACATACTGCACATTTGTAAGTCCTCCTATTCATTGTTCGAATCGGACTTTGAAGAATAACAAGATTTCTATTAAGGAAGCACGTTGGACAGTAGTAAGGAGGAGGGCTATGGAGATCAGGTTCCTGTCCATTTTCGATGTAAACATGGCATCCATCATGGATGGAAACAAGCTGATATCGGGATTTAGTCTCTTCCCACGACTCAACACTCGCAAGTTTAGATTCCAACTCTTTTATTTGGCGTTGTAAATCTTCACGTTCGTTCCTGGCGTTAAACAGCTTGTCCTGCACATCCAGAATCACGGCATTCAGCTCAAGCGCTTTTCCACTGACTGCAGCAGCTTCCTTGATTTCAATAAGTGCCTTAGTGATGTCCTTGGCTGCAGTCAAACCTGAATACGCACCTGTTATCCAGTCGATCATTGATAAGCTCCTATGCAAATGAAATATAAGTTTACCAAAAAATCCTTCCTGCAGGACCTCGCCCAGCTGGCCGCTGCCTACCGCAGCCAGCTGGAGGCCGAATGCGAAGGCTTCGACCCGGACCCGGCCGCCAGTCAGGCGCGCCGGCTGCAGGCCATGGCCAGCTTCCGCTTTTTTGCACTTACCTACTTTCCGCACTACACCCGGCGCGAACCAGCACGGCTGCACGACTACCTGTTTACCCGCTTCCAGCAGATCATCGACAACCACTTCGGCGACCACGACGCAGTGGCCGCGCCACGTGGCCATGCCAAGTCCACGCTGATCACCCAGATCGGCACGCTGTGGTGTGTCATCACCGGCCGCAAGCACTACCCCATCCTGGTGATGGACGCGCTGGACCAGGCATTACCGATGCTGGAAGCCATCAAGGCCGAGCTGGAATTCAACCCGCGCCTGCTGTGTGACTTTCCCGAAGCCTGCGGTCAGGGCCGGGTGTGGCAGGTGGGCACCATTCTGACCCGCAATGACGCCAAGATAGAAGTGTTCGGCTCCGGCAAGCGCATCCGCGGTCGGCGGCACGGGCCGTGGCGGCCGGATCTGGTGATCGGCGACGATCTGGAAAACGACGACAATGTGCGCAGCCCGGAGCAGCGCGACAAGCTGCATGCCTGGCTCAACAAAAGCCTGCTGTCGCTGGGCGATGCCGACGACAGCCTGGACGTGTTCATCATCGGCACCATCCTGCATTACGACTCGGTGCTGGCGCGGCTGCTGGCCAACCCGCTGTGGCACGGGGCCAAGTTTCGCGCCGTGGAGCAATGGCCGGAACGCATGGACCTGTGGGACCACTGGACCGAGCTGCTGCTGGCGCAGGGGGTGGATACCGCCCTCGCCTACTACCAGGCACACCAGCCGGAGATGGACGCCGGGGTGCAGATCTGCTGGCCGGGCGGCACCAGCTTTTACCGGCTGATGGTAAAGCGCGCCCGCGATGGCAAGGCGGCATTCGACAGCGAACAGCAAAACGACCCGCTGTCCGGCGACGATGCCCCGTTTGCCCAGTGCATCCACTTCTGGGTCAACCGCCTGGCCGAGTGGCTGTTTTACGGGGCCTGCGACCCCTCGCTGGGCCGGGCCGGTGCCAGCCGCGACCCGTCCGCCATCCTGGTGGGCGGCTACAACCGCCACAACGGCGTGCTGGACGTGGTGGAAGCCAGCATCCGCAAGCGCCTGCCGGACCGCATCATTGAAGACGTCATCGCCTTGCAGCAGCAATACCACTGCCTGCTGTGGCTGGTGGAGTCCGTCCAGTTCCAGGAATTCATGCGTACCGAGCTGGTGAAACGTGCCGCTGCACGTGGCATCCCGGTGCCGGCGCGTGGTGTCACGCCGATTGCCGACAAGCTGCTGCGCATCGAAACCCTGCAACCGCATATGGCCAATGGCCTGATCCGCCTGCATCCCTCGCAACACACACTGATCGAGCAGCTGCGCCACTTTCCCAAGGCCGACCACGACGACGGCCCGGACGCGCTGCAGATGCTATGGGCCGCCGCCACCAGCAGCAGCAACGCCATCGCCTATACCCCGGTTCACCGCGAACAGGCCGCTGCCTTTGGCGGCGGTGCCTGGTAGGAGTCGCCATGCCCCGTCTGCTGGATCAATACGGCCAGCCCCTCCAGCGCGAAGTGCTGGCCGAACCACAAACCGCCCGCATTGGCTGGGTAACACGGGAGTTTGCCGAGCATCCCTCACGCGGCCTTACCCCGGCGCGGCTGCACCGCGTGCTGGAAGACGCCGAACAGGGCGTGCTCAGCGCCCAGGCCGACCTCTTCACCGATATGGAAGAAAAGGACGGCCACATCTTTGCCGAGATGAGCAAGCGCAAGCGCGTGCTGCTGACGCTGGACTGGTCCATCGTGCCCCCGCCACAGGCCAGCGCCGCCGAAAAATCCCTGGCTGGCCGCCTGCAGGAATGGCTGGACAATATGCCCGACCTGGACGACGTGCTGCTGGATTGCCTGGACGGCATCGGCCATGGCTTTGCCGCGCTGGAAATCCACTGGCAGCAGCTGGGGCGGGAGTGGCTGCCGGAGAAGCTCAGTCATCGGCCACAGCGCTGGTTCCAGACCCTGCCAGAAAACGGCAACGCACTGCGCCTGCGCGATGGCAGCACCGAAGGCGCAGTGTTATGGCCGTTTGGCTGGGTACTGCACCAGCACCGCGCCAAGTCCGGCTACCTTACCCGCGCCGGGCTGCACCGTGTTTTGTGCTGGCCTTATCTGTTCAAGAACTACGCGGTGCGGGACCTGGCCGAGTTTCTGGAAATCTACGGCCTGCCGCTGCGGGTGGGCAAATACCCCAGCGGGGCCACCGATGCTGAAAAAACCACCCTGCTGCAGGCGGTGGCGGGCATTGGCCACAACGCTGCCGGCATCATCCCGGAAGGCATGCTGATCGAGTTCCAGGAAGCAGCCAAGGGCAGTCACGACCCTTTTCAGGCGATGATGGACTGGTGCGAACGCACCCAGAGCAAGGCCATCCTGGGCGGCACCCTCACCAGCCAGGCCGACGGCAAAACCAGCACCAACGCACTGGGGCAGATCCACAATGAAGTGCGCCACGACCTGACGGTCAGCGATGCCCGCCAGCTGGAAGGCACGCTCAGCCGCGATCTGCTCTACCCGCTGGCGGTGCTCAACAGTGGCCAGATCGACCCGCGCCGCCTGCCGCGCCTGGTGTTCGACACCCGCGCCGTGGAGGACATGGCCAGCTATGCCGACAGCCTGCCCAGGCTGGTGGGGCTGGGCCTGAAAGTGCCGGTCAGCTGGGTGCGTGACAAGCTGGCCATCCCGGCCCCGGCCGAGGGCGAGGAAGTGCTGAGCGCGCCACGGCCGGAGCTGGCCTTGCCACCGGCACTGCGGCCAGCAACCAAACCCGACAAGGCCGCGCTGCACTACCGCGCCGTGCTGCGTAATAGCGACGGCGAACTGGTCTACCCGGACCAGCAAGCCATCGACGACATCAGCCTGCCGCAGCTGGACAGTGCCGTGCAGCAGCTGCTGGCCCCACTGATTTCCCGCATTCAGTCCGGCGAAAATCCGGATAAGGTGATGGCCAGCCTGGCCATGGCCTGGCCGGAACTGGAAGACAGCCAGCTGCAACAGTTGCTGGCCCAGGCCATCTTTGTGGCTGATCTGTGGGGCCGCTTGCATGGCGACAGCTGACTTAAGCTTTGCCATCAGCCTGCCGCCAGAGCAGGCCATCCGCTACTTTGAAGCCAAGGGCTACACCATCGGCTTTAACTGGCAGGAGGTGTGGGGCGAAGCCCACGCCCGCGCCTTTACCGTGGCGGGCGTCACCAAACTCGACATCCTGGCTGACATCAAGCAGGCACTTGCCGAAGTATTAAAAAATGGCCAAACCCTGGCCGACTTCCAGAACCGCCTGCAACCACTACTGGAGGCCAAGGGCTGGTGGGGCAAGGGCCGCATCGTGGACCCGGACAGCGGCGAAATCATCGGCAAGCGGCTGAACCCGCGCCGGCTGGACACCATCTTCCGCACCAATCTGCAGTCGGCCTATATGGCCGGGCGCTACCGGGCGCAGCTGGACAATGCCGAGGCGCGGCCGTGGTGGGAATATGTGGCGGTGATGGACAACCGCACCCGCCCCATGCACCGTCAGCTGCATGGCCGTGTGTTCCGCTTTGACGACCCGTTCTGGCGCAGCTTTTACCCGCCCAATGGCTGGCGCTGCCGCTGCCGGGTACGCACCCGCAGCAGTGCAGACCTCACCCGCCTGGGCCTGCAGGCCGATGACAGCAACGGCCAACTGGCAACCGTGGACCAGCCCATCGACCGCCAGGGCAACACCCGCCCGGCCCCGGCATGGACCAACCCGCTCACCGGCCAGCGCTTCATGGCCGATGCCGGTTTTGGCTTGGAACCCCGGCCGCCGCCGCCTGGCAACCGGAGCTGGACAATTACCCGGCTGACATCGCCCGCCACTACGTGCAAGGCAGCCTCAGCGGGCCGGACTTCGCCCGCAGCTATACCCGGCTGGAACAGGCGGTCAGTCAGTCATTAAAGGATGGCAAAGACAGCAGCGTACTGCGCCAGGCACTGGGCAGCGGCCAGCGCTGGCCGGTGGGCGTGCTGCACCCGTCCGACATGGCCAGACTGAGCACACACAGCCAGACGGTTTGGCTGTCTGACGACACGTTGATCAAACAACTGGCTCACCGCCAGGGACAGGCAGTGGCACTGGAAGACTACTGGCGGGTGCAACAGGTGCTGGAGCAGCCGGAATTGATCCTGGCCGAACGCGATCTGCATTTGAAGTTTGTTCGACAGCATGGCCGCTGGTGGGCGGCGGTGGTCAAGGTGACGCGGGACGGCAAGGAAAACTGGTTGCAGAGTTTCTATCCAACCAGTGACAAGGAAGTCAGCCGCATCAGAAAGAGCAGCCGTTTGATATGGGAGAAATAAGCCCGGGAGAGGCTCCCGGCACTCTCACGCGATCCGTCTTGCAACGTCCTACGGCAGGGAGATTCACCGTGTTTCCGGGCTAGTCACCAGTATAGCGCAGCACTGCACTACAAAGTGACAAGCCGCCCCAAAGGACGGCTTGTGAAATTGGTGGTACCGGGAGAACCTGAAAAAGCGCTCGACAGACAGACAGCGACGGACCAGCCCTCGCCTCATACAACATCCCGGGTAAAACCCTGCTACCGATACCTTGTTTAAAATTAGACCATGATTTCTCTTAATGTAAAGATAAATTCTGTAGAACAGACACTGCGCCGCCTGCAACAGGCCACCAGCCACACCGCCCCGCTGATGCGCAATATCGCCGGCATCATGGCCGATGCGGTGGAGCAGAACTTTGCCGAAGAAGGCCGCCCGGCCTGGCTGGGGCTGAAACCTTCATCCTGGTTGTCCCGCGCCGGGGCACTGACCAAACGCGGCCAGGTATCCGCCGCCCGCTTCGAGCGCAAGGTACGCGGTGGCAAGATGCTGCAAGACAGCGGCCGCCTGGCCAGCAGCATCACCCCGGCTAGCGATGCCAACAGCGCCCAGGTCGGTACCAATGTGAAATACGCCGCCATCCACCAGTTCGGCGGCCAGACCAGCGCCCACACCATCCGCCCCCGCAACAAGAAAGCCCTGGCCTGGGCCACCGGCCGCCACCCGGTGAAGCAGGTGAACCACCCCGGCAGCAAGATCCCGGCACGGCCCTTCCTGCAACTGACGGCGTGGGATGAGGGAGAGATAGAACGGGCGGTGGAGGACTATCTGCGCGGGGTGGTCGGGCAGTAATAGCAACAAGGCGCAGAAACGGCCTCTGGCGCGTTGCAAGCTGCCCGGATGGGGCAGTGCCGCAGCGCAGGGGCGATCGTTGAAATTAAACGGGGTTTAAACGGGCAACAAGACAACTACTATTGGAAAGCGCAAGCAGTTACACTCTGGGCAGGAGCCTGTTTACCATGAATAAGATTTTTACCATTGGCTACGAAGGGGCAGATGTTGCCGACTTCATTGCCACCCTCAAGTCCGCCAATGTCGATGTATTGCTGGACATCCGAGAAATGCCCCTCTCGCGCAAGACCGGGTTTTCCAAGACTGCCCTTAATCTGCTGGTTACTTGCGCTGGTATCGAGTACCAGCATATCAGAAGCTTGGGAGCACCCAAGCCAGTACGCAACAATCTGAAGGCCACTGGCGACTGGGGCCAGTACTTTAGGGAGTTTGATGCCTATCTGGATACGCAGTATGATTTTCTCATTGATTTGTCATCTAAAATCGATGGGAATGTCGCACTGATGTGTTACGAGCGTGACCCCAAGCAATGCCACCGCTCATCTGTGGCTAGGGAGTTGGGCAATATCACAGGTGCCAGACCCGTTCACTTGGGCGTTCAACACCATGTCAGAACCGGAAACCCGCAGGATCTGTGTTTTAGTCAAGGCACATCCCCAGCCTAGTCAATTAATGCGTGAAACAGTTTGCTGTGCTGGTATCTGTATTGATACCGGCCAGTTTCTGCGGCTGTATCCGATACCTTATCGCCAGTTGAGCAAGGAGCAACGCTTCAACCGCTACGACATTATCGAAGTGTCCTGTGCCAGAAATACCAGCGATCACCGACCTGAAAGTTACAAGGTCAACCCTGACAGCATCAAAATACTGACAGCAGCCAAAGCAAGCGAACAGGAAAGCAAGCATCGGTTATGGTTACCTCACGTATCAGCCTCACTGGAGGCCCTTCGGGCCGAAAACCAGATCACCAAACGTAGCCTGGGCATCATCAAACCAGACGAAGGTTCGATCAGGTTCATCATGAACAAATTATCAGATGAACAGATGGCAGAACGTGAAGCCATTCAGTCGGTATATCAACAGTCATTGTTGTTTAACGACAATGCAACATCCCCGCTACCAAGTCCGCAGTACAGCTTTAAATACCGTTACACCTCCGCAGGTAAATCTTCCGAGATGACACTGCACGATTGGGAAGTTCAGGCGGCCTACTGGAATTTTACGCGCCAGTATGGCCATTCCGAAGGGTTGGACAAACTACGGTACAAATATCAAACCGAGCTACCAGAAAGGAATCTGCATATCATTCTGGGCACCATGAAGGCACATCCACATCAATTTATTGCTATCGGTTTGCTTCGCCCGAAAAACCTAGAGGCCATTCAGAGCCAACCCACTTTGTTTTAAGAACGGCTAACAAAATAGCGTAGCGGCCCTGGCACAAGGCAGCGCTAGGCAGCAGCAGGTTTTTTGTTAGCTACGCTAAGCACTGAACCCCTTCACACAGTCCCACCCCCAGCATGCCCCGCACACTGCGGGGCATGGCACTTATTGAACACCACATCGCCGCACTGACGGTTGACATCACCCCCGGACAGACAGCCCTCAAGCTGCTGCCGGCGGGGACCTTTCGTGCTCGTGATGGCCGCCCCACCGAATGCCCTTACTGGCGGATGGATGCCGCCCTGGCCGCTGCGCTGGTAATTGCGGCAGCCCAGCGCCAGACGCGCTATGTCATCGACTACGAACACCAGACCCTGAACAGTCCGGTCAATGGCCAGCCTGCGCCGGCTGCCGGCTGGTTCGGCACGCTGGAGTGGCGTGACGATGGCTTGTACGCCACCGATGTGCAATGGACGGCCCGCGCCGCCGCCATGATAGACGCGCTGGAATACCGCTATCTGTCGCCGGTGTTCGCTTACGACAAGGCGGGCAATGTCATTGCCCTGCTGCATGTCGCCCTCACCAACAACCCCGCGCTGGACGAATTGCCGGAGCTGCAACTGGCGGCCCTGTCTCGTCTGGCCGGGGCGCTTTTCCCCACTCCCGCTACGGAGACCACCCCCATGGATATAGAGGAATTGCTGGCGCAACTGCGCTGGCTGCTGGGCCTGCCCGCCGAGGCCGACCAAGCTGCGGCACAGGCCGCTTTAACGGCACTGATAGGCCAATTGTCGGATGGCAAAGGCATGGCTGCCGCCAGCGTGGACCTGCGCCAGTTGCTGGCCAGCCAGCAGACGCAGATTGCCGCGCTGACGGCTAACCAGGCCGACCCGGCGCGCTTTGTGCCGGTCGACACCATGCGCGCCCTGCAACAACAGGTCGCCAGCCTCAGCGCCCAGCTGCAAAGCGGCTCGCAGGAGCAGTTGATTAGCGCGGCACTGGCCGATGGCCGGCTGCTGCCGGCGCAGGAAGCCTGGGCGCGGGAGCTGGCCGGCAGCAATCTGGCCGCGCTGACCAGTTATCTGGCTACTGCACCGCGCATTGCCGCGCTGTCCGGCACCCAGACCGGTGGAAAACCACCGGCAGGCGATGCCCCCACCACGCCGGATGCCGACACCCTGGCCATTTGCCAGCAGTTCGGCCTCGACCCGGCAGCACTCAAGGACTAAGCCATGGCCCAGACCAACAAGGACCGCAACACGCCAATGATGGACGGCCAGTTGCTACGCCTCCCCATGGCAGCGGGTGTCACCATCCCTGCAGGCAGCCTCGTCACGGTTTCCAATAACGACGGCATGGCTTACAGCTTTCCCAACCCCAGCATGGTGGCCGTGGGCCGGGCAGAGGAAAACAAGCAAAACAGTGGCGCGGCGGGTAGCGAATTTGTGCTGGTGCGCCGTGGCAAGGCTTTCAGGTGGGACAACAGCCCCAACGATCCCGTCCCGGCCACCAACCTGTACCGCCCCTGCTATGTGCAGGACAACCAGACGGTGCGTCGCACTGATATGGGGGGCCAGATGCCCCAGGCCGGCACCGTCATCCAGATCGACCCGGACGGCGTCTGGGTACTGATGTAAGGAGCGCTTCATGCTGATCAATGCCCACAACCTCAAGACCATCTTCCTCAACCTGAAGACCATCTTCAACAAAGCATTCGAGGCCGCGCCCAGCCAGTGGCAGGAAGTGGCCATGCTGGTGCCGTCCAGTGCCCGGCAGAACGACTATGCCTGGCTCAGCCGCTTCCCGCGCATGAAAAAGTGGATTGGAGACAAGGCGGTCAAGGCGCTGGAAGCCTCGAAATACACCATTGTCAACGACGACTGGGAAGCCACCGTCGAGGTGGACCGCAACGACATCGAAGACGACCAGCTCGGCATCTACAAGCCGCAGGCCGAGATGGCGGGTTTCTCTGCCAAGCAGCTGCCGGATGAAATCGTGTTCGAGCTGGTCAACCTGGGATTCAGCAGCCGCTGCTACGACGGCCAGTATTTCTTTGACAAGGACCACCCGGTGAATGGCAAGTCGGTGTCCAACCGGGGTACGGCCAAACTGTCCGCTGCCAGCGTGGCGGCGGCACGCGCCAGCTACGGTGCCGCCCGCACCGCCATGCGCAAATTCCGTGACGACGAAGGCCGCCCCCTCAACATCACTCCCAATGTGCTGCTGGTGGGGCCCGCGCTGGAAGACGAAGCCAACGCACTGATGACGGTGGACCGGCTGGAGGATGGCAAGGCCAACCCCTACAAGGGCACCGCAAAAGTCGTTGTCGCTCCGTGGCTGAACTCGGATACCGCCTGGTATCTGCTGGATACCAGCAAGCCGGTGAAGCCCTTTGTCTACCAGGAGCGCAAGCGGCCGGAATTCGTGCAGCAGACCGACCCGCAGGCCGACGACGTGTTCATGCGCAAGCGTTACAAGTTCGGGGCCGAAGCACGCGCGGCCGGCGGCTATGGTTTCTGGCAGCTTGCTTATGGTTCTGACGGCACTGCTGGGTAAGGAGGAGCACAACATGATCCGCATTACTGCACGGGACGACGGCTTCCGCCGTGCTGGCATGGCACACAGCGCCACGCCCACCGAACACCCGGACGAGACCTTCACCCCGGAACAACTGCAGGAGCTTCAAGCCGAGCCGCTGCTGGTTGTGGAAGTGCTTCCCGACCCCGCAACCACGGCCAAGGCCAACAGCAAAGCCAAGGGGGCCAGCTGATGTACGCCACGCAGGATGACATGACGGCTCGATTTAGCTTCGCCGCAGGGCGGCTCGCAGAAACTCGCCTGACAGGAGGTGTGCATGGCTTACGCCACGCAGGTTGAAATGACGGCTCGTTTTGGCATGCGCGAGGTCATCGCCCTGACCGACCGCAGCCTGCACGGCGATATCGATGCGGCCGTGCTGCAAGCGGCGCTGGTGGATGCCTCGGCGGAAATCGACGGCTATCTGGCTGCCCGCTATGCGCTGCCGCTGGCCGGGCCGCCGCGCATCATCAGCGGCTATTGCTGTGACATTGCCCGCTACCGCCTGTGTGGCAGCGAAACCCTGCAAACCGAGCTGATCCGCGAACGCTACCAGGACGCCATCCGCTTTCTCACCCTGGCCGCCGCTGGCAAGGTGACGCTGGGCGGCATGCCAAACGGCGGCGTGGCGGCTACCGACAACACCGTGCAGTTTCAGCCGGGCAGCCGCGTGTTTGCCCGTGATGCCGGAGGCTACTGATGATTGCCCTGATCGAAAACGCCATCATCCACCGCCTGCAGCTGGGCCTGGGTCAGCTGGTACGCGAGGTGGGCAGCTATAGCGGCGAGCTGGACGACGAGCTGCCCGAAGCCATCCGCCGCTTTCCGGCGGTGTGGGTGACCTTTGGCGGCATTGTCGACAGCAAGCCGCGCAGTACCAGCCGCCAGCAATACCGGGTGCAGGGCCAGTACGTGGTGATGGTGGGTGAACGTTCGGTACGCAGTCACCTGGCTGGTCGTCAGGGCGGCCCCGGCCCCGGCGAAGTCGGCAGCTATGCCCTTGTACGGGCGGTGCGCCGCCTGCTGACCGAGCAGGACCTGGGCCTGGCCATCAGCCCGTTAACGCCAGGCAAGGTGCGCACCCTGTTTAACACCCGTCTGGCGACCAGGCATTCAGCGTGTTCGCCTGTGAATTTGCCTGCAGCTGGCTGGAGCAAGCCTTGCCGCCTGGCCATTGGCCGACACCTCCGGCCGCAGATGAAGACGGTGCCATCGACGCCCGCGACCCCGATGCCGTGTTCAGCCTGGCCCATGGCCAGACCGGCGCAGCCGACCCGCCCTTGCTGGGTATCGGCCTCAACTACCACCTGTCTCCGGACGACGGCCAGGCCGACGCCCAGGACATGCTCAGGAGTACCTCATGAACGTGATTGCCGCCCCCGGCCTGCAAGTGCCGATGGAAGACCAGCCGCGCCGCTACATCAGCGACAGCGAATCTGTAACGGTGGAGCCGACTGCCTATTACTTGCGCCAGCTGGCCGATGGTGACCTGCTGGAGGCAGACCAGGCTGACAGCCAGGATCTGGCTGCCCTCGACCACCTGCCCGACGACAGCGCAGAGCTGGCCGCAGTCGGTGTCAAAAAAACCGCCAGCAGCAAGAAAGGAACAGCCTGATGGCCAGCCAGCACATCAACTTCGACACCATCCCGGCCAGTACCCGCAAGCCGGGCCATTACTACGAATTCAACACCCGGCTGGCAGTACGCACCCTGCCGGGCAACCCGCAGCGCGTACTGGTGATTGGCCAGCGACTGGCGTCCGGCAGCCAGCCGGCCTTGCAAGCGGTGGACGTGTTCAGCGATGCCCAGGCCGCCCAGCTGTTTGGCCAGGGCAGCCAGGCCCACCTGATGGCACGGGCAGCGATTACGGCCAATCCTTATCTGCAACTCACCGTGGTGGCAGTGGATGACAATCCGGCATCCAACCCGGCCATCGGCAAGTTCGACATGGGCGGCGTCGCAGAAAACGCCGGCGTGTTCAGCATGTGGATAGGCGCACAGCGAATTGACGTGCCGGTGGCCATCGGTGACACCGGCCAGATGGTGGCCAAGGCGCTGCAAAACGCCATTACGCGCCAGGCTGATTTGCCGGTTACCGCCAAAGTCGAAAACAGCTTCCTCATGCTGACCGCCCGCAACAAAGGGGCGGCGGGCAATGACATCAAATTGCGTTATGCCACCAACGCCAAGGGTATCAATCTGGGGGCCGATCGCAGTCTGTATGGTGGCACTCTCGCTCCCGACCTGCGCCCGGCACTGGCTGCGGTCGCCGCGGCTGGCCATCAGATCATTGCCAGCCCGCTGGCGGAAGTCGAAGCCCTGCAACAGCTGCGCCAGCATCTGGAGTTCGTCTCCGGCCCCATGGAGCAGCGCGGAGCCATCGCTACCGCAGGCTGGCCGGGCAGCCTGGCTACCGGCACCGCGCTGATGGCGCAGATCAACAGCGGTCGCATCAGCATGGCCTGGCATCGCGGCTCTTTCGCCCTGCCATGCGAGATTGCCGCCGGTTACGCCGCCGTAGCGGCCAGCGAGGAAGACCCGGCCCGCCCGCTCAACACACTGGAAATCAAGGGGCTGGATGTGCCGCCACTGGCCGACCAGACCATGCGCACCGAGCAGGAAAACGCCCTGTACAACGGGCTGACCCCGCTGGAAGTCGGCCCAGGCGGCCGGGTGCAGATCGTGCGCGCCGTCAGCAGCTATACCCGCAACGCCCAGGGCGTGGAGGATGAAGCGCTGCTGGACCTCACCACCATCCGCACGCTGGACTATGTGCGCCGCGCCTGCCGCCAGCGCACCACCAGCGCTTCCCCGCGACAAGCTGTCCGAACGCACGCCGGACAAGGTGCGCAGCGAAATCCTGGATGTGCTGTACAAGCTGGAGGAGCTGGAAATCCTGGAAGCCGTCGATGCCAACAAGGATGGCGTGCTGGTGGAGCGCGACCTGCAGAACGTGGGCTGGCTGTGCGTGCGCATTCCGGCGGATGTGGTGAATGGCCTGCATGTGATTGCCGGCCGCATCGACCTGCTGCTGTAGCCACCGTAATAACGCCGTCGCGGCATTGCGCTGCCATGGCCTGTTAACACCCGGCAGCGGCTGGAGGCCACCAGACCCGAGAAAGCCGCTGCCACAAACTGGAGCACTCCATGCTGGAAGAATACGCAGGTGCCATCGTGCTGGAAGTCGATGGCCAGGAAGTGGAAGTCATCGACCTTTCCCCTACCACCAAGACCGGCCGCAAGCTGGTGAAAACCATGAACAAGACCGGACGCGCCAAGGGCTTTGCCGAAGGTGTGGCGGAATACGACCTGGCCGCCACCGTCGCCATTCCGCTGACTGGCGACCTGGACTGGGAAGGCATCAAGGGGGCCAAGCTCACCATTTACCCGCTCAGTGCCGGCGGCAAGCGTGAAAGCTGGCTGGACTGCTTTACCACCGAAGTGGGCGAGAAATACAGCGTGGATAACGAAGCGCGGCGCGACATCAAACTGTCCGCACTGCGCAAGGTGAAGGAATAAGCTATGACCCTGCTGGAAAAACTGAAACATGCGGCCAGTCAGCGCCAGCCGGTGCAGCTGGGCGATGCCTGCCTGTGCTTGCGCCTGCTGACCGAGCAGGACTACGCCACCGCGGGGCTGGCCGCCCACCAGACCTTTGCCGATATCACCATGACTGCCACCAGTGCCGAACTGTACGAGCGGCACCTGGCCAACGAACTGCTGGCACTGGCGGTGCTGGATGCCGAGGACGGCCAGCCGGCATTTGCCTCTGCCAGCCAGTTGGCCACCACGCTGACACGGGAACAGAAGGCGTATTTGCTGGAGGAGTATCTGGCCTTTGAGCGGGAGTTCAGCCCGGCCCGCATGACGGACGAGGCATTCCTGGCACTGCTGGACGAGGTAAAAAAAACGCCGCAGACAACGCGTTTGAACGATTCAAGTACCGCCACGCTGAAAAGGCTGGTGCGGTGTTTGGCAAGCCCGCCATCGCCCTGAGCGACGCGGAGTGGCTGTATCTGCTGGCGCTGGCCCAGGTGGTCAGCGCGGAGGATCGCGGCGAGCGGACAGGTACTCGCAGAGTGAAATCGCAACGGCGCAAACCGCCGCCAGCGCCCGCGCCAGCAGCGAAAGTCCGCCAAAAAACAGGATAGCCACCCCGCACAGCAACATCAGCAAGCCGCCGGCCAGTGCCGGCGCGCCCAGTGTCAATAACCATCCCGTCATGGTGCCCCCATGCAAAATCTGGAAGTTTCCCTGCGGCTCAGTTTAAACGGCCAGACCCAGATCGTATCGGGTTTGCGGCGGGCCGAAGCCGCCATGCGGTCCTTTGGGACAGGGGCTGAGCGCGCCCTGTACAACACCGTCAGCCTGGCACGCAAGCTTAACCACGAAATCAACGGTTTCTCCGCCATGTCCAGACTGGCCGCCACCCTGGGTGGCCTGTCCGCTGCGCGTGATGCCATGCGCGACAACCTGCGCTTTCATCGTGACTTGCTGGAAATGAAGCAGACCGGGGAGATGACGGCCGCGCAAAGCAACCAGGCCAAACAGAAAGCGCTGGATGTGGCCAGCAGCACCCTGCAGATGCCAGAGGACGTACTGTCCGGCCTGCGCGCCTTCACCAGTGCGGGTGAAAAATTTGAATTCGCCATTGCCTCCATCAGCGAATCCTCCCGCGCCGCCACCGCCTATTTCACCAGTGCCGAAACCGTGGCCAAGCTGGACGTGGACGCCCGGCAAAAGCTGGGCATCCAGCCGGAGCAGCAAGCCTCCATGCACAATATGCTGCTGTATCACGGCCGGGCTGGCCGTTACGAAGTGGGTGCCATGGCACAGGATGCCCCCAAGACCTTCAACACCATGGCCGCGGCTGGTTTTACCGGCATCGAGGCGGTGAACCTGACCGGTGCCATTACCCAGCAGCTGATGAAGCTGGCCCCGGCCACGCAACCCAGTGAAGTGGCCACTTTCATGGAGCACTTCTTCGGCCACCTGACGCAGAAGCACTATGTGAAAGGCCTTAAAGACAAGGGCATCGACATCAAGAAATACATGCCTGGCGGTTACTTTGGCGGGGTGGACAAACAAGGCAAGCCGATTGGCGGGCAAAAGGCGGTGGACAGCCTGTTTGCCTTCCTGCGCGAGCTGAAAGCCAAAAACCTGGATGACCCGTTCAAGCTGTCCGAGGCCGGTTTCCGCGACATGTATACCGGCAAGGCAGCCCGGCAGTTGCTGGGCAATGTGGATGTGCTGGAAAACGAAATGCAGCAAGGCGAGGACGCTGCCAGGAATGACCTGGTCGGCGCGGCAGTGGCAGAAATCAGGGAAGCCAGCTTCGGCAAGATCAAGGCGGCCGAGGTGGAAGTGGCCAAACTCAAACTGTCGGACAAGGCCACGCAGGCCACCGGCGGCATGGCGGGCATGGTCAAGTGGGCGGCAGAAAATCCGCTGACTGCAGCAGGCAGCGCGGCTGCACTGCTGGTGGGCGGACACTGGGCCTGGAAGCGGCAGTTGCCCAGGTTGCTGGGCAAGATGGAAGCACGGGAAGCCGCCCGGCTGGAAAAGGCAACACAAGCGCGCCCCACGCTCAAGACCAACACCGCCGGGCAGATTACCAACCATGCCGAAATCAAAGCCTGGGAACAGGCGCAAGCCACGGCGGCGCGGGAATCGCGCCTGGCCAAAACCGGCAAGCTGATCGGCAAGGCCGGCGGCGTGGTGCTGGGCGGTGTCTTGGCGGCCAATGAGGCACTGGACATCAACAAAGACCCGACGCTATCTGACCAGCAAAAGAAGATCGCCTGGTCCGGCCTGGCCGGTGATGTAGCCGGTGGCACCATTGGTGGCTGGGGTGGCGCGGCCATGGGCGCGGCACTGGGTACCGCCATTCTGCCCGGCATCGGCACCGCCATTGGCGGGCTGCTGGGTGCCATTGGCGGTGCCATCAGCGGCGGCTGGCTGGGTAACAAGGCAGGCACGGCGGCCGGAACCGCCTGGTTTAGTGACCCATCCGGCAGCAGCAGCCTGGCTGGAAATGGAGGCAACAGCTTGCAACCGCAGCCACCACTGGCCCTGCTGCAATCCGTCATGGATTCTTCCACCCGCTTTAACCTGGCCGCCGACAAGATGCAACAGGCCAGCCAGCAACCCATGGTGGTGCAGCTGCAGGGCGAGTTCCGGCTGAACGGCAACGACCTGGTGGCCGCCGTCAATCAGGCCAACAGCCTGATGCTGAGGAGAAACTGATGGCCTGGAAGGATAACCTGCTGGATGCCAGCTTCCGCGGCCTGCTGTTCGACTGCCTGCAAACCGAGGACGAGGCCGAGCGCGATACCGCCAGCCATGCCTACCCTTATATGGACGGCGAGGACGTGGAAGACCTGGGGCGCAAGGCGCGCCAGTTGCGGCTGACGGCGGTGTTTTTTGGTGACGATTACGACAGCCGCTTGCAGGCTTTTCTGGCGGTGCTGGATGAACCCGGCCATGGCGAGCTGATTCACCCGGTATTCGGCAGCATGGCGCGCATGCAGCTGCTGCGCCATGTCGTCCGCCACTCCGCCGAGGAGGTGGATTACTGCACGGTGGAACTGGCCTTCAAGGAGGCCACACCGGGCCAGCCCTTTTTTGTGCAGCAGCTGCCGGCACAGCAGGCGCACGGCCTGACCTTGCAGGCGGATGCTACCCGCCAGTCTGGCATTGCCGTGTTCGACCAGGCGCTGTCCCGGTTGCAGCAATGGCAAGGCCAACTCGCCCCCTTGCAGGCGCTGGGCGCGGTGATGGCCGGCACACTGGCGGCGGTACGCAGCCAGCTACATGGTCTGGTCGGCGGGGCCAGCCTGCTGGACAGCCCACGTGCCTTTGCGGCAGAGCTGGCGGGGCTGCTGGACGGGCTGGTGGACCTGCGCGGTTTCGATACCGACACCATCGCCAGCGACTGGAACAGCCTCGCCCGGCAGCTGGACCGCATCGTGCTGCTGCCGGCGCAACAATCCCGTCCGGCCGACCCGGTCCGTGACTTACCGTCTGTTGCGGAGAACCAGCCCGCCCCGGCCCCAAGCCTGCCGCCGCGCCCGCAAGACGTGGCCCAGCTCACTGCCCTGGTGCAGGTACTGGCCGCCAGCACGCTGGCCAGCACCGCCAGTGAGCTGCTGGCCGATCAGGCCGAGCATCCCACGCTCACCCCGCCGCAGCTGGAGGCAATGGCCAACGATGTGCGCCAGCTATTGCAGGCAGGGATAGACAGCCATCAGGCAGCCTACCCGCTGGAACAGGCACGCCCGGTGATTGAGGCGTTAAAAGACACCGCACTGGCGGTGCAGGAAGCGGCGCGCACCGTCATCGCGCTGGCCCCGCCACTGATCCTGCGCCGGGTGGAGCAGGACGGCAATCTGCACCTGCAGGCGTTTGCCTGGTATGGCGATTACCGCCGCGCTGCCGAACTGGCCCGCCTCAACCCGGCACTGCGCAACCCCAACCATCTGCACGCCGGAGATCTGCTCAATGCCTACGCCCGTTAACACCACGCCGGATGATGACGTGGTCAGCCTGCTGCTGGCTGGCAAGGCACATCAGACCTGGAGCAGCTACGAGATCGACTCTGATCTGCTGACCCCGGCCGATGCCTGGCAGTTGCAACTGGGCCTGCCCGATGGCCGCCTGCCAGCAGTGCTGCAAGAAGGTGCGGCGGTGCAACTGCGCATCGGCCGCGAACTGGTACTCACCGGGCGCATTGACGACATCGAGGACCCGATAGAGCACGGCGCACACAGCCTCACCCTGCGCGGCCGTGACGGCGCGGCGGTGCTGGTGGACTGCTCCTCGCCCATCTTCACCCGCCGTCAGGCTACGCTGGCCGACATCGTCGCCCAGGTGGTCAGGCCGCTGGGGCTAAGCAAGATCCGCATCGACGCCGCCCATAGCCTCACCCGCGAAAAAGTCAGCGTCGAACCCGGCGACAGCGCCTGGGACACCCTGCGCAATGCGGCCGAGGCCAACGGCCTGTGGCCGTGGTTGAACCGGACGGCACGCTGGTCATCGGCGGGCCGGACTACCAGCGCCCACCGGTGGCCAGCCTGATCCTGCGCCGTGATGGCCAGGGCAATAATGTGCAGCGCCTGCACCGCGTGCGCAGCATGGCCGGGCGTTACTCGGACATCACCGTGCTGGGCCAGTCGCACGGCAGCGCACTGCAGGCCGGCCGCCACGCCATCAAGGTGGTGGAGCGCGATAGCAGCGTCAGCGTGTACCGCCCGCGCATTGTCATCGACCACGACGCCGACAGCCTGGCCGCTGCCCGCGCCCGGGCACGCAAGATACTGTCGGACTCGCGCCTGCAGGGCCTCACCCTGCAAGCCACGGTAAAGGGCCACCGCACCAGCGACGGCCTGCTGTGGACGCCAGGCCAGCGCCTGCATGTATTGAGCGAGCCGCACGACATCAACGGCATTTACTTTTTGATGGCGCGCCGCTTCAGCGGTGGCGTGGCCGCCCCAGCCAGACCCTGCTCACCCTGAAAGAGGACGGGGCCTGGGTGCTGGACGCCCACCCGCACCAGCGCAGCCACCGCCGTGGCAAAAACAGCAGCGCCAGCGAAACCCTGGTGGCGGTGGATGTCAGCCGCCCCGACACCGTCAGCAAAGGCCAGCCATGACCCCAGACATCGACCGCCGCATCAGCCGTGCGCTGGCCGGCATCCGCCAGGCCTTCCGTGGCGTGCTGGGCCTTACCAGCAATGGCGCGGCCAGCCAGCTGGCCCAGGTGGAAGGCCTGGCCGGTGAAGGCCTGCCCGACCTGGAGCTGTTCCAGCAGTTCGGTTTCAGCAGCAACCCGCCACCCGGCACCGCCGTCGTGGTGCTGCCGCTGGGCGGCAAAACCAGTCATGGCATCATCATCGCCACCGAGAATGGCCAGTTCCGCGTGCAAGGCCTGGCCCCCGGCGAAACCGCGGTATTTAACGCCTTTGGCGATACCTTTGTGTTTAAAGACGGCAAGATCGAAGGCAGCACCAAGACCTTCACCCTCACCGCCACCGAAGGCATGCGGTTTGATAGCCCACAGGCCGAATTTACCGGCCAGGTCATGGTGCGCCAGCAGCTAAGCGGCCAAGGCGGCATGGCCATCAAAGGGGGGGATGGTGCGGTGTTCAGTGGGGATGTGCGGCAGGAAGGTGGCAGCTACCAGACCGATGGCGATGTGGTGGCGGGTGGGGTGAGTGTGCGGAAGCACAAACATCCAGGGGATTCGGGTGGATTTACTGAGGAGCCAATACGTTAAGGAAACATTCCATGCCAATATCCAAACCAATCAATTTCATCAAAATTATCATCTGAAATTCGTACTACATTTACTTTGTACTTACCTGCATTGCCAAAGTGAGCCAAGCCCTGACCTTCACCATCCACATGAATATAATCTGGAAAGTCACACTGCACACCTACCTCAGCACCTGCATCAGCCTCCATCAATCCAAACTGATATGTCTTATATCGACCAGGATTTCCGAGATAAATCTTTTCCCACAAGATACAAAATTTTGATGAATATTCTTTTCTTAACGCAATAGCATCTTGCTCAAAAACATCCTTTACACTTGATCGCCCAATAACAACATTTGCATACGGAACAATAAAATATCTAAACAAGTTAAGTGGAAATCTAAGCTCCCACCCTCTGTGCAAATTCATCAATATAACGGAAGAAATTGCATTGGAATTATTATAGCAAATTTGCAATAGCGCATTTGAAAACACATAGCCAACAACCCTTGATCCATCTGGAGAAACAAACTCCCGTGGTGGTACACCAAATTTTTGCTCAACCAACCTCATCGAATTGCCTGGAAATGTGATTTGCAAAATATTCCTTGGCGCTCGGTCATATGAAAGACTCGGTTGTGAAATTTTTTTCCACAACCACAGAAAAGGTGCGATAGCCCCTTTCAGTATCGACAAAGACAAACTGGCAAGCTCCATTCATTCCACCTAGTTCACTTATTGAACAGTACTGAATTATTTCACATCCTTCCCTAAAAATCTTCCGACGACAATCGGGGCATGGACGCTTTACTCGACCCCCACACCGCCAGCTATGCCGGTAGCCGTACCAGCACCCTGGCCAATGCCGTCTACCTGCGCCTGGCCACGCCGCTGGGCAGCTGGTGGGCTGACCCGTCACTCGGCTCGCGCCTGCATGAATTGCGACGCGCCAAAGACCTCAGCCGTATCGACACGCTGGCGCGGCAGTATGCCGAGCAGGCGCTGGCCCCCTTGTTGCAGGACGGGCGTGCCAGCCGCATTACGGTAGACAGCCAGCGGCCCCGGCCAGGCTGGTTGGTGCTACTGATTGGCGTGACTGCCGCCAGCGGCGCATTGCAGACCTTCCGTTATCCGGTACGGGTGGGCGGCTGATGGCTTATCCCTTGCTCACCATGGCGCAGATTCGCGCCGACATGCTGCGCGACATCCGCAATCTGCTGCCGGAGGCCGATGTCGGCCCGGATTCCGACTATTTCATCCGCGCCACCTCGGTGGCCAGTGCGGTGGAAGGCCTGTACCAGCATCAGGCGTGGATGGTGCGGCAGATCTTCCCCGACACCGCCGATCATGATTATTTGCTGCTGCATGCCCGCTTGCGTGGCTTGGCTCCCAAGCCTGCCGTCACCGCCAGCGGCCGCATGCTGATGCGTGGCAATCCCGGCAGCCCCGTCGCCGCCGGGGTGCAGGGCAAGTGGGGAGACCAGCTGTATATCAGCCGCGAGGCAGGCCGGATTGGGGACGATGGCACGCTGACACTGGCCGCCGCTGCCATGCAGCCAGGGCTGGCTGGCAATGCACCAGAGGATGCCCGGCTGGAACTGCTGGCCCCGCCACCCGGCGTGCAATCGACTGCTGTGCTGACTGAAATGCGCGGCGGCGTGGAGGAAGAAAGCGATGCCGAGCTGCTGGCGCGGCTGCTGGACCTGATCCGCCGTCCACCCGCTGGCGGCAATGTGCATGACTACCGCCGCTGGGCGCTGGAAGTGCCGGGCGTATCGGCGGCTTATGTTTACCCGTTGCGCCGTGGGCTGGGTACGGTGGACATCATCATCACCTCGGCTGCGGGTCTGCCATCTGCGGCAACGCTGGCAGCGGTACAGGCGCATATCGACGCACTGCGCCCGGTCACCGCCAGGCACAGCCTGGTGGCCGCACCCACCGTGCGACTGGTGGAGGTGGAGCTGCAACTGGCGCTGTCCGGCCTGACGCTGGAACAAGCCAGGCTACAACTGACACCGCAGCTGCAAACCCGTTTCGACCAGTTGGCCCCCGGCCAGCTGCTGGTCCGCAGCCAGCTGGAAACGCTGGCCTCCAGCCTGCCCGGCGTGGTGGATCGCCGCATTGTGCTGCCTGCTGCCAACGTACAGCCGCTGGTGAATGAACAGCGGGTGGAATGGCTGCGGCTGGGGCGACTCGACATCAAGGCCATGCCATGAGCCACGCCACACTTTTGGCACTGCTGCTGCCGCCGCAATCCTACGCCCGCAACGCCCAGCCCTTGCAGGTCGAACTGCACGCGGAGGGGCATGCGCTGGATGTGGCCGAGCGCGATGGTTTGCAGGCCGCCGCCGCCATCTCCCCCTTCTTTGCCGAGTACACCCTGCCGGACTGGGAGCGGGTGTGCGACTTAACGCCAGCACCCGGCGCGGGCTATCAGCAGCGCTTGCAGGCAGTACTGGCCAAGCTTGCGGCCACTGGCGGACTGAGCATCCCTTACTTCCAGCGGCTGGCCAGCAGCCTGGGTTACCGCATCGACATTGTCGAGCCACAGCCTTTCCGCGCTGGCATCAACCGCGCCGCGACATGCTGCAGGTGGCCGACATCATCTGGGTGTGGCAGGTGGTGGTGCATGCCGCCCAGGTGCAGGCCTGGCGTTTCCGCGCGGGCCAGGCCGGTGCTGGCGAAGCGCTGACCAGCTTTGGTGACCCGGTCATCGAAACCGTGTTCCGCGAGCTGAAACCCGCCCACAGCTTTGTCTACTTTGCCTATCAGGAGGGCTGAATGCAGAAGATCAACACCCCGGACAGCCTGTTTCACGATGGCGACCCGTCAACCGGTGCGCTGGGCACCATCGTGACCGCCGCCTGGCTCAACAGCATGCAGGGCGAGCTGGTGAGCGTGATCGAGGCGGCCGGCATCAAGCTGGATGCGGCCAAGACCGACCAGCTCAAGCAGGCCATCAGCAAACTGGTGAGCGATGCCGCCGCGCCACTCAGGCATGGCCACGCATGGGCGGACATCAGCAAGACACCGACCACGCTGGAAGGCTACGGCATTACCGATGCCGCCAGCAGCCATGAACTGGCCCTGGCATTGACCGAAGCAAACAAGGTGCTGAACAGCAAGCTGGACCGGGCCGAGTTTGCTGGCCAGTGGGACGTTCGCCTGGCACAACGCATGACCTTCCAGTACTGAGGCCGCGCCATGCCCAAAACCTATCTCGACGGCCGGGAAATCAAGCGCTGGTGGCTGGACGGTCGTGAAGTCAGCCGCAGCTATCTGGACGGCCGCCTGGTGTTTCAGAAGGAAGTAACGATCTCTATCGATGCTTCAACCACACAGGTCAACGCTGAATGGGTTTCATTTCTGCTTTATAACGCGTTCATCGGACCTGTCCGTGCCAACAGCACTATCCGTTTTATTGTTAAAGCCGGCGTTCACTTGATCGCAGCCAATACCAGTTCCAGTTTCTCCCTTGACGGCAATATATGGAATAGCACATTGCGATCATGCCAGATCATCATCGAAAACCACGGCTTTATCCTGGGTCGGGGTGGCCAGGGCGGAGACACCGGCCCCGGTTGGCAAAACGCCGGTCAGGCAGGCGGCCCCGCCATCATCAGCCAGGGCGTGCCGCTGCTGGTGGCTAATTACGGCGTGATTGCCGGTGGTGGCGGTGGTTCCGGAGCCACCGGCTGGTACGACGGCGGCAGCGGCAACTACAACTCCACCGGCGGCGGTGGCGCACCTTTTGGCTCCGGCGGCCCTACCAACAATGGCTCCGATAACAAATGGTGGGGATCGGCCGCGAGCTTCGACACCCCCGGCCATAGCGGGGGTGGCCCAGGCGGCAATGTGCCGGGCGGTAACTGGGGAGAGCAAGGTGGCGACGGCCTGTTCAAGCAGGCCGGCGGTGCCCGTAGCGCCGTCGCCGGTGGCGCAGCCGGGGCCGCCATCATCTGTAATAACGCCGCCTTTGGCTGGATCAACCGCGGCGACATTCGAGGAAACGCACCATGAACAGCCTGATCTACGATGGCCACATCACCCGCCTGCAGCGCGACGGCGAAACCTTCCACACCCGGCAACAGGCACAGCTCACCCCGCGCCCGGCCAGCGAGGACGGCACCCGGCAAGGCCTGCCGGTTCGCATCCGCTACCTGCCTGCCACACCGGCCGACAAGTCGGTGCTGGAGCTGGATGATGCCGACTACACCTGGCAGCTGAATCCCGAACAATGTGCCGAGCTGGACGCCTTCATCGCCAACTTTGACCCGGCCAATGCCATCGCCTGGCCACCTCCGCTGCCGCCGGATGAACAGGAACGCCTGACCCGCGCCGAACGCGACCGCCGCCTGCTGGCCACCGACTACCTGCTGATGCCGGACTACCCCATCAGCGCGGCCGACCTGGACACGGTGAAAGCTTACCGCCAGCAGCTGCGGGATTTGAGCACTGCACCGGACTGGCCACAGATTGAATGGCCCGCACTGGCATTGACGGGAGAGGAGCAAGCGGCCACAACAAAGCAAGCCGAGTAGAAATAGAGAGACAGCGACCGGATGGGTGCTACCAACACCCACCCGGCCAGCTGACCCGCAGACGATACCTGCAAGTCACCCCAAGGCTGCCACTTTCAGCGCTGAAGCCCCGACAGTCTAACGGTTAAACGGTCCCGGACCACCTTGCCGATGTCACTACCCGAAATCCGCTGCGGCCATTGCGGCCGCAAACTCGCCGAGGGCCACGTGCTGGTCCTCTGCATCAAATGCCCGCGCTGCCGGGCACACAATCACCTGAAGGCCACCGAGCCTCCTGCCAGCGCGTCACCGCACGCCACTGCAAAGGAAGCACATGCATGGCCCACACCCCACCATCGGTAGCCTGTTCGCCGGCATCGGCGGCTTCGACATCGGTTTTGAAAACGCCGGTTTCACCACCGCCTGGCAAGTCGAAATCAACCCCGTCTGCCGCGCCGTCCTCGCCGACCGTTTCCCCCACGCCCGCCAGTTCGACGACGTGCGCACCGTCGGCGCCCACAACCTTAGCGCCGTTGACGTCCTGGTCGGCGGCTTTCCCTGCCAGGACCTTTCCACCATGGGAGCCCGGCAAGGCCTGGCCGGCCAGCGCTCTGGCCTGTTCTTTGAAGTCTGCCGCCTCGCCCGCGAGCTACAGCCTCGCTGGCTGGTCCTTGAAAACGTCACGGGGCTGCTCTCTTGCCGAGATGGCCAGGATTTCCAGACAGTCATTTCCACGCTTGCCGAATGCGGGTATCTGGGATGCTGGCGGGTGCTGGATGCTTCATGCTTCGGAGTCCCCACAAAACGCCGTCGCGTATTCCTTATTGCCGGTCTTCGCGAGCATCCCCCCATCGAGCTGCTGGCTGACGCCAGCCCAGTGGCAGCTGTTCCTGGCACGCCGCCAGCGCAACAATCCGGGCTCAAGCCTTTCCCTACACTACTTGCCGGACAAGCCCCCAGCCAGATCCCTATCCATGGTGCAGGCCTCATCGCTCAAGCCGACGGACGGGATTCGATGGCTGAGCGGGCCAGAGCGTCTGAGCATCATGGGCTTCGCCTCGGACTGGATGCGACCAACTTTGCAGAGGCTCAAGCTGCCGGCAACGCCGTTGTGCCGCAAGTCGTGGAATGGATCGCCCGGAAGCTGAGGGGGACTTATGTGTAGGGCTGGAGGGTAAGCAGGATGAAGGGGGCGGAGGCCCCCATCTGTTTGGGTGGATGTCGGCTATAGCTGCCATCCCTAGCGTAAGTAGCG